ATCTGAAAACAGCTTACGCATGGCTAATATGGGAATTGACAATTTAAAAAGACTGATTGAAACATCAACAGGCTTGGATGTTTCCAGCATGGACTTTATAGATGACTTTATTGAAAATGCTCAAAAAGCTATGGATGGTCAACAAAGGTTAATGCGGGAAAGACGACAGGAATATTTAGGTGTTCTTGAAAACTACAAGGCAAATGCCATAATGAATCCTACAGAAAAAATAGGCAAAGGCACTCTGGAACAAATTCAAGCTTTAGAAGTTTTGCTAAAGTCAGAGGGTGGCGTTATGTCCATCGAAGAACAGCGTAAACTCTTAATTGGTAATGCAGCAGCATTGCAAAAAGCAATAGCTGAACGTATTGACATGTTAAAATATCAACGAGGAGATCCGGCTTTCAAAAGAAGACTTGGCATAGAACTTGAAAGCATGTATGAGATAGAAGCAGAATTTAGATACAACAGCAGAGCACTTATATATAAAAATGCAGCGTCAGAACTTGGAGATGATGATTTTGTAGATCTAAGTCCTGCTTTTAATGTTCTCATGGAAAAAATGAATGTTAGAAGCGCAGAGGACTTTGGTAGATTATTTTCCAGTGAAGCTATGTTTGCAAGTAGTCGTGCAGCAAAAGATGCACAAAAGGCATTTAAATCAGCCGGAGAAAGATCATTACGAGAAGATCTGGGTATGGATGATGATGATATTGCAGAACTGTTCATACGTATGGGTAAACCCAAAATAAAAGGAAAAGATAATCCTATCTATGTAAATCCGGCATATTTAGGAACAGCGGAAGATCCTAATTATGCTGTTATGGCATTTCGTATGGGACAAGTACAGGCTGAAAAAGGATCTACTTTCAAAGCATTTAAAGCAGGTGTGTTTGAAGCAGATGAAATGAAACGTTACTTTAACAACATAGCAGACAGAACAAAAGATGAATCAAAAGCATTACAATTTAGAGAAATGGCTGATGGCATAGAAGATTCTATATCTGCTGATGAACGTATATCAACTACTATAAGTAAAGCACGCACAGAATACAGAAGAACAAAATTTGATAAACAACGAAGCGGATCACTAGGAGACAAAATAGAAAATGCTCAAACTGGTCCTGCTCGTGTTGAAACAGCGGATGACGAATACACGTTTCCATATAAAACAGGTATGGAGCCTGAGAACTGGCATAGTGATTTTGGCAAAAGCATGGACGGTATACTCAGGGGCAGAGAAGGCGCTGACACTCAGTTGTTTAACTCTGTACAGGAGTTTAGACGTTATTGGGCAGATAGTGTCGAGACATTTGAAGACGCATCAGGTAATATTGTAAACGACTTTGTCTTTGATGCAACAAATGAAAATTCTTTTGCTCTACTTCAAGCCCTACAAAAAGCGGCTGAAATGAATGTGTATCGTAGTTGGGCTGGAGCTAGAGAATTAAATATGCAAGAAGCTTTACGAAGAGCATCTCTAGGACAAGACCTTCCAGAAGGATCTTACAAATTCGATTTGGTTGACAAGATAAATGCTGCTCAAAAACACCTTACGATGTATGTTAGAATGAAGCCCGGAGGGAAACCAGAGTTAGTAAAGTTAGTTGACTTTGGTGACATGATAGAGGCTGAAAATGACATAACTCAAATAATGGGAGCAAGCAAAGCATTACAAAGACAATTTAAACAATTTGCAGATGAGATAAACGGAGTTACAGGTAATTTAAGTGAAGCTGCTATAGACGAAGTTGCTAAAGGAAAAAGAGTAACTGACAAAATACAAGATGTCGCTAAAACAGTAGAAAAAACCCCAGATGCGTTTTTTGAAAACTTTGTGATAAACGGATCTAAGCAACGAATACTAACCTTGAAGGACAACGTTGTTAACAGCTTGGTTGAAGAAGGAATGAAAGAATCTGACGCCATAGCTCAATTTGACAAAAGCATGATTATTCTGTTAACGAGGGGTCTTTTAGCAAGAGCAAAAGTAGCTCCCTCTCAAACAATATCATACTCAGCGTTAGACGGGGGTGCTCCAATAGGGTTTAGAACGTTTGATGGTCAAACCAGAACTCGCAATACAATGACAAATGCTGCACAACTTGTAGCCGATCTTGAAAATAAAGAAACATATAGTATTCTTAGTGAGTTTATGGATGAAGATCATATAGATTACTTACGTGACTTTGCAAGCATGATGCTAACATCTTCAGGTTCTTCATCTGTTAGATACGGTCAAAATGGTGTGCGAGGAATATCTCCAAATGAAATAATTAGTCGTGCATTTAATATAGCTCGTGGCATGGTTAGCCCAACATACGTAGGTGCAGAATTTGCGTTTCGTATTTTAGAAAAGCAAAAGATAAACCTTGTGCAGGTAGCAGCCGAAAGTAAACAAGCTGGAGAAATACTCCACAGAATCATGTTAAATCCCGAAACAATAACGGAAGCAAATGTAAGAACTTTGGGAACTATAATGAAGTCAATAGCAGCAAGAGAAGCTGCTAAATTCTCAGAAAATAGAGTCGGAGAGTACGTGCCACCAGACGCAGTTCTTGCCGCAATTCAAGTCCAGAAACAGGAGAGAGAAGATGAAGGACAAGCAGTACCTTAACGGTCAACGCAAGGGAATGATGTACGGCGGTATGCCCCGTCGTAAACCAATGATGTACGGTGGAAAAGCAACAACAAAAAAGCCCCGTAAGAAAGCTTACATGGGCGGTATGATGTCGGCCTCACAGCCGCAACAGAATATGCAACAGAATCAGATGCAGAACAACATGACATCTGGACAGATGAATCAGATGCAGACTCAGATGATGCAGACTCCTAAGTTGCGGATGTCAAAAGGTGGAGAGGCATTTGGAATGTTGAGTGTAAAGGCAGGAATAGATAACAACCCGAAACCAACGCAAGCGGATCGCATAGCCGGGGCAACAAAGAAAAAGCGTTAGATATACCTGCTTGACTTGTCCATCATCTCATCTCCCATAGACTGCAAGTAACGCAACAGGGATGCTACAGAGTGTGAACCTTCGTACTCCGGCATCCCTTTGTTCATGGTAGATTCAAACTCTTCAGGTGGCACACCATCCCAAGTCATTTCGATGTTTCCGTCCTGATTCAGATACACTGTGAATTGAAATAGATTAGCTTTGTGCTTCTTTGACACTATCTAGCTCCTGTATGGCTAGGTTATAGCAGTCGGCTTTGAAAACAAAACCGTTGGCAGGATCAACATCTCCTGTCCTGTATCGTGTCGCTTTCTTGTAAAACTCTGACTTGGCTATCTCACCAAGTATCCATGCTTTACTGTGGTCGGTAAGTATGCGAACAAACACGTAGCTGTCGCAATCCTGTTTAGTTCCGTGCGCTGCAACAGAACAATCATATTTAGGTGAGGGTGTGGTATTGCAACGCTTAGTTTTTACGTCAACACGTCGGTTTCCTACCATCAGATCAAAGTCCTTGCTATTGGCCTCTATACCGCCCGTGTAGTCCTCTACAACGACCTCGCCTATAGCACCTACCACATTAGACATACTGCCCGTTATGCTGCCCTGTAGATTGCCTACAGTGGCAGCTTTCTTTTTGGCACGAGCAATAATCTCAGGTGTTATCTTGATCTGTATCATCGTTATGTTCTTTGTGATCTTCATGTTCATGGTTGGGATAATACACCTCAACCCACGACTTGCATTTTGGACACTCTAAACAACTAAGTATAGTGTATCGATTATTCGTAAGTTCGTCTGCATCATGGTCTGCAGACCACCTTAACTCTGTATTACAGTGCCAACAGTTCATGCCGCGTTCAAGTCCACCACTTCACACACACCAGCAGTACAGGCAAGTTCCCGCGATCCACTTGTGTTATCTTCCTTCTCAAACTCTGTAAGTTTGTTCCAGTCGATTTTAACATGGCTGTATGACTGTTGCCAATCATAGTATTCATCAGGTTCAATATCTTGATACGGTGCCTGTTGGTACGTGTGATCACTGTGTGGCAAGAAAGAAACACCAGATGCAACATCGAAGTTTTCATATACCCACGCACCGACTTCCATCCACTCATGTTCCTTCACAGTTACTGTGATAGATGGCTTATGCTCACACCAATGTATGGCGTAGGTTTTCCACAGTTCTAGCTGTTGTATAGCTGTCATCTGTGTGCGCGTTACTGCACCGTCTGGTGATCTCATGGCAAATGAGAACACTGTCACGCTATCTGGCTTCATCATATCCCGCTCATTGTGCACACCCTCTTCAATCAAGAACTGTGTCAACGGATCTTTGTTATCACCACGAACCGTGCGTATGTAATAATCATTGTGCCGTGCATGAATGCCACTAGCTGCGTCCACGAGTTGAGATACAGTACCCGACGGCTTTACACAGGTGATTGCTGCACTCTGAGGTATTCCAAGCATGTTCGCAAAATTCTTGTTTGTGTCCACCGCTTCTTGACGCATTTCTTCTAGCCAACGCTTGCTGTCTACGTTCTTTGAAAGCACATGATGATCCATGATACCAGTCAAGGATACGCCCAACAAGCGTTCTTCTTCTGTGTTGTCCTTCCATACTTTCCTCAAGTATTTGAAATCTGTAAGAGTTGATTGCAAAGTGCCCAATATAGTTGCAATACGGACCTTTCTTTTCAAGCTGTCCAACGTGTCGGTTTCACGAACCACAACCTCTGACAAGTTACAGAACTGATAACCACGCAGGATGATTTCTGAACATGGGTTTGTACCCCACATATGACCTGTCTCACGTCGCCCGTTACGAGCAACCTGCTTGTCTGCTGCCTCACGGTTGAACATACCACGTTCACCGGACTTGCTATCATATAGTGCAAGCCACTCACGCATGAACGTACCCATCTCTGGCTTTGATTTGTAAGCTACAGAGTTATTAGCCAACGCACGTTGTGGTTCTGTCTCCCACCACTGCCCTGACTTGGCGTGTGCCATCTGGTCATCATTCAGATTAGATAAACTAATCAAAGCAGAACGACGTACACCACCAACAACTACAACCTCACCAATCTTACACATAATATCGTGACACTCAATCGGAAACAAACGTCTGCCACTTGCTTTCTTAAATACCTTGACAGTAAAATCAAACAGGTCAAGCAATGGTTGTGGTCCACTTGCACGACCACCCATAATTTTTAATTTTGCACCAGCCTCACGCACTTCAGACACATCCCATGTTGGAACTTGTCCCGCATATAGTAAAGCAATCAATTCACGTAAAGCTTTTGCCCATCCCGGCTTACTATCTGCTACCCGAATAACGGTGCTAGAACTGTCAAAATTGTCAGAAACCACAGGAAGTCTATCAACATTTTCTCTCTCCACACTAAAACCAACACCTGTGCCGCACATAAGAATGTACATGCACTCATCAAACGCACGAGGACTATCAACAGGTATGTAACTGCAGTTATAACCACAGATGTTATCCCGTGACAAAGCTGGACCTGCTGTCATCATGGCTCTCATACTTGGCATCACATCCAAGCTGAGTATGCCATCACGCAGTTCATTTACTGTTTTATCATCCAGCTTTATGTTGTGCTTCATCAGCACTTGATCTTGCATGAAACCAACGTATCGATCTACAGTCTCATCCCAATTCTCTCTGCGCTGTTCATCATCAAGCCACCGTGCATACCGTGACTTGTGAATGAATTGTTGATATGGTGTCGGTAACATGTTGTTCATGTTTTATCTCCCTTTGTTTCGATCAGTTTGTTGAGGTACCACTGTGCTTTTTTGAGGTCTTCGATACCGTTTTTGTATCTGTAACGCCAGAGGTATTTGATGATGTTTCCTTGCAGGTAGTGTTCAAATCCATCGTCTGTCGCCGCCGCGATTGCGTCAATGCATTCGATACCTGCCTGATTGTAGTGTGCCGGACTATTGACGACATCGACTCCCCCGTATGCTTCTTTACCAGTTTGCTCCATGCTTTCCATAAGCTTCATGTAATCTTCGTGTCTCATCTGTTCTTTCCATTCTTTTTCCATAGATGCAACTAGGTTCCTAGCTGCTCCTAATGCTTCATTTATGTCCTTTGTTCTAAGGGACTTACGAATGAACTCTGTACCATATCGCTTTACCAACTGCTTTGGCACACGCTTGTTCAGATGAAATATACCATTTCGGTTACGTAGATATTTTTTCATTGTTTCTTTCCAAAGTCTACCCTGACAACATTACCT